TGATTACTAATCCAGCAATGCGACCAGAGTTTGCTAAATATCCTAATGAGGTGATGGCATACCTTGCAGGTATGGTTGCACAATCCAACTGCATGATCGTAGAAGAGTTATCAGATTTAAAACTCTATGTTGTCAATAAACTAATTGCTGAAGTCGAGAACGCTAAAGATGCAAAAGCACGAATTACAGCACTAAGTAAGTTGGGAGAGGTAGACGGGGTCGACGCATTTAAGAAGCGCAGCGAGATAACACATAAAGTGCAGACTATTGAAGAAGTTGAGACCGAGTTGTTCAGTATATTGAACACATTAGAAGATCAGATCACCGACGTAGAAGTCAGGGAGGTCTCTAGTGGGATTGGAGAATCTTAAATTAACGGCTGAACATATAAATAAGATACGTGCGTCGTTAAATTCAATGCCGGACAATAAAAAACGCCGTGCTGTTGAGCTATTAAAACAGTATAAACAAGAGACAACACGCGAAATAAGCAAGGATTCGTTCCTAGATTTCGTAAAACATGTCTATCCGGGCTACAAAGTTGGCCCACATCACTATAAATTAGCCCGTATTTTCGAAGAAATTGCTGCTGGCAAGAAGAAAAGGGTGATAGTTAACATTGCGCCGCGTCATGGCAAGTCAGAATTGATCTCATACCTAGCTCCGGCGTGGTTTTTGGGTAAATACCCACAGAAAAAGATCATTATGGCGTCCCATACGGCGGATTTGGCGGTCAATTTCGGTCGTCGAGTAAGGAATTTAGTAGGTTCAGAGCCATACCATGACATTTTTCCGCAGATTGAGCTACAAGCTGACTCAAAATCAGCCTCACGTTGGGGTACTAATTTTCAGGGCGAATATTTTGCTATTGGTGTTGGGGGCGCTCTTGCTGGTAGGGGTGCAGACCTATTCATTATTGACGACCCACATTCAGAACAAGACGCGAAAACCGGCAGACCGGACGTGTTCATTCCAGCATGGGAGTGGTTCCAATCGGGTCCTCTACAACGTCTCATGCCCGGAGGGGCGATCATAATAGTAATGACTCGTTGGTCGAAGTTGGACTTAACTGGTCAGATTATTACCCAGATGGAGCGTGCCGAAGGCGTAGATCAGTGGGAAGTTGTTGAGTTTCCAGCGATTGATGAGAACGACAACGTACTTTGGCCTGAGTTTTGGTCGGCAGAAGAACTACTCGCTAAAAAAGCGGGTATGGATATTCGCTACTGGAACGCCCAGTACATGCAGCAGCCAACGTCTGAAGAAGGCGCACTAATTAAAAGAGAGTGGTGGCAGATGTGGGAGCAAGATGACCCACCTCAATGTGAATTTATTATTATGTCTTTGGATGCCGCACAAGAAGCGAACAACCGATCTGACTTTAACGCTCTTACAACATGGGGTGTTTTCTTCAATGAAGAGACTAATAACTATGCAATAATCTTACTGAACAGCATTAAGAAGCGCATGGAGTACCCTGAGTTAAAAGCATTAGTTCTTGAAGAATATGGTCAGTGGGAACCCGATGCGTTTATCGTGGAGAAAAAGTCTTCTGGCTCAGTGTTGTATCAGGAGATGAGAAGGATGGGTATACCCGTGTCGGAGTTCACGCCGGGTAAGGGACAAGACAAGATTTCCCGTGTAAATGCAGTATCGAGCCTGTTTCATGGAGGCATAGTATTTGCCCCAGAGAGACGATGGGCTATGGAAGTAATCGAGGAGTGTAACGACTTCCCAGCAGGTATTAACGACGACTTAGTTGACTCAACAACACTAGCACTACTTAGATTCCGTCAGGGCGGGTTCATTCGACTAGACACGGATGAGAAAGATGAAATACAGCTGTTTAAATCTAAACGGAAAAAAGCTTACTACTAAGGATAGATCATGAGTATTGAAAAAGGTTTATACGCAGCTCCTATGGGCATCATGGAAGATGAGGCGGAGCCGTTAGAGATTGAGATCGAGGACCCAGAGGCTGTGCATATTCGCACGGGCGATCTTGAGATTGATATTGAAAAAGAAGAGATGGATGAGGAAGGCTTTGAAGATAACTTAGCTGAATATATTGATGACAGCGAGTTAGCATTGATAGCGTCTGAGTTAATGGATGCGTTTGAAGATGACGTCTCCGCTAGAAAAGATTGGGTACAGACTTATGTAGACGGCCTTGATCTATTAGGTATGAAGTTAGAAGAACGTACAGAACCTTGGGCTGGTGCGTGTGGCGTTACACACCCACTATTAACAGAAGCACTTGTTAAGTTCCAGTCCGAGACAATTATGGAGACGTTCCCAGCAGCGGGTCCAGTTAAGACAAAGATCATAGGTAAAGAGACGCCAGAGAAGAAAGAAGCGTCGATACGTGTTCAAGAAGATATGAACTATCGCTTGACTGAAGGTATGCCTGAGTATCGTCCTGAACAAGAACGTTTATTGTGGGGTTTGGGTTTATCAGGTAATGCGTTTAAGAAAGTTTATTTTGATCCAGCGTTGGGTCGTGAGACTGCTATTTACGTTCCAGCAGAAGATGTAGTTGTTCCATACGGCGCGTCCTCTCTTCAAACGGCGGAGCGTGTCACACATGTGATGCGTAAGACTGAGAATGAGTTAAAGAAGTTGCAGGTTGCTGGGTTCTATTTAGATGTGGACTTAGGTGACCCTACTAATTCTATTGAAGAAGTAGAGAAGAAGATTGCTGAGAAGTTAGGCTTTAGAGCTACGACTGACGACAGATATAAGATACTTGAGATGCACGTCGAGTTGGACTTACCGGGTTTTGAAGATGAGAACGGTATAGCATTGCCTTACGTAGTAACTATTGAGAAGTCAACACAGACTATATTAGCTATTCGTCGTAACTGGAAACCCGATGACAAGCTCAAACAAAAACGCAACCATTTCGTTCACTATGGGTATATCCCGGGCTTTGGTTTCTACTGCTTCGGTCTCATTCACCTTGTCGGTGCTTTTGCAAAGTCCGGCACATCAATTTTGCGTCAACTCGTTGATGCAGGGACCCTCTCGAACCTTCCGGGTGGACTTAAAGCTCGCGGGATGAGAATTAAAGGTGACGATACGCCTATCGCACCGGGTGAATTTAGAGACGTAGATATTCCAAGTGGTGCTGTTAAAGACAACATCATGATGCTCCCATACAAGGAGCCAAGTGCAGTATTAGCCCAATTGATGAATCAAATCATCGAAGACGGTCGCCGGTTTGCCAGTGCAGCTGATATGAAAGTATCCGACATGTCCGCACAGTCTCCTGTGGGAACTACACTGGCTATTTTAGAAAGAACCCTGAAGGTTATGTCAGCGGTTCAAGCGCGTATTCACTACGCTATGCACGAAGAGTTCCGTCTATTAAAAGACATCGTGCGTGATTTTGCCCCTGAAGAGTATTCATACGACCCAGATGTAGGCAGTAAATCAGCAAAACAAAGTGATTACGACATGTGTGATGTTATACCTGTCTCTGATCCAAACGCTGCGACTATGTCGCAAAAGGTTGTTCAGTACCAAGCGGTGTTTCAACTAGCACAAACAGCACCACAGTTATACGACATGCCGCTTCTACATCGTCAGATGATTGAGGTATTAGGTGTTAGAAACGCAGCTAAGTTAGTACCGATGAATGAAGATAGACGTCCACGCGACCCTGTTACAGAAAACATCGACATACTAAAAGGTAAACCAGCTAAAGCGTTTGTATTCCAAGACCATCAAGCGCATATCCAAGTACACATGGCAGCAATGCAAGACCCGAAGATACAAGCAATCGTAGGGCAAGACCCGCAGTCAGCACAAACAATGATGGCGGCAATGCACGCACACATCAACGAGCATGTTGGGTATGAGTACAAGAAGCAAATTGAAGCGGCTATCGGTATGGAGATTCCTGACTTTGAGGATGACGATGATCAACAGATTCCGAAGGAAATGGAAAACCGTATCGCACAGATGGCAGCTCAAGCGTCACAACAGCTACTACAACAGCACCAACAAGAAGCTCAACAACAGCAAGCTCAGCAGCAGATGCAAGACCCTATCATTCAGATGCAAATGCAAGAATTGCAGATCAAACAAGCAGAGGTTCAGCGCAAGATTGCTAAAGATCAGCTCGATGCGGCTGCAAAAGACAAGCAGATGGAAATCGAAATGGAACGAATCAATGCCCAAAAGGAGATTGCCGGTGCAAATATGGCAATGAAACACAGCTCCGATAAGCAAAGAAATGATACACAAATGGAGATGGAAGGCTTCCGTCAAGGTATGGAAATGAACAGACAACGCACACAACAAGCGTCTATTAGTAAACCCCCACAAAAAGGAAAGAATAAGTGAACATAATCGAAGCGGCACTTAAAGAGATAAGGGAGCGTCGGACACAATTATCCGATGCGCTGGCAAACAAAGCAGCCAAGACCTATGACGAGTACCAATTCATTTGCGGCGAGATTCGAGGCCTTACCGCAGTGGAGATTTACCTTGTAGACCTCGCAAAAAACTTGGAGCAAAACGATGACTGAAATAGTAATCGCTACAGACAGCGGTGAAGTTTCGACCCTGCCACAAACAGCGGAAGAAAGAGCAACACAACTGCCTACCCCATCGGGATACCACATTTTGGTGGCAATACCTGAAATCGAAGAGAAGTATGAGAGCGGGTTAATTAAGGCAGATACAACAAAGCATTATGAGGAAGTCCTTAGTACGGTCTTCTTTGTCGTGAAATTGGGTCCAGACGCCTATAAAGGTGAACGGTTTACGTCAGGTCCGTGGTGTAAAGAGGGGGACTTTATCCTCGCACGCCCGAACAGCGGCACTAGATTGAAGATTCATGGACGCGAGTTCCGTCTAATTAATGATGATTCAGTTGAAGGGGTTGTTGACGATCCACGCGGAATTTCACGAGCATAAGGAGGCTATATGCCAGATTTTGAAAAAGAAGAGTACAAGTTCCCTGATGAACTTGAGTCCAAAGTGTCTATGAAGGACGATGATGAGGAAGAGTTCACCGTAGAGATCGAAGACGATACACCAGAAGAGGATCGTGGTAAGGAACCCCTCCCTAAAGATATTATTAACTCACTGGAAGCCCCAGAGGACGGCGGTGAGTATCCCGAAGAAGTAGTCACTAAGTTTAAGCAATATAAGAAAGCTTGGCACGACGAACGTAGGGAGAAGGAAGCAGCTTACCGTGAGCAAGAAGAAGCTCTACGGATGGCGCAAAGTATTCTTGAGGAGAATAAGCGCCTTAAGTCTACCCTAGCGTCGGGCGAACAAGTTTACATCTCTACTATGCAGGATTCTGCTGAAAAAGAAGTTGAGATGGCTAAGCGTGAGTATCGTGAAGCATATGATTCGGGCGACTCTGAGAAGTTAATTGATGCACAGCAAGCCTTAACTAATGCTAGTTTAAAGTTGGATCGTGCAAAAAACTTTAAACCCACTTTACAAGAAGACGAAAATGAGGTACAACTGCCGCAAAGATCACAACCTGATAACAAAACTCAGGCTGATCCAAAGTATGCAGCATGGCAGCGTCGGAATTCAAACTGGTTCAATAAGGACGAGGAGATGACCGAAGCAGCAAAAGGACTGCATATGAAACTGTATCGTGAGTACGGCCCTGAATATATTGGTACTGACGATTATTACGAGCGCATCGACAAAACGATCCGTAAACGGTTTCCGGAGTCCTTCCCTGAAAACAGGGAGCCAGAGCCACAGAAAGCTCAACAAAGAAGTAAGCCTAGTACAGTCGTAGCTTCAGCTAAGCGGAGTACGGCTCCGAAGCAGATTAAGTTGACAGCGACACAAGCGGCGCTGGCGAAAAAATTTAGACTGACACCGGAGCAATATGCTCGTGAAGTACTTAAACTGGAGAATAACAATGGCTAATAACAGACTTACTCGTGAACTTGAATCCCGTAAAGAAGTAGAACGTCCAAAGCAATGGGCGCCTGCTGAGACACTACCAGAACCGGATAAGCAGCCGGGTTTTGCGTATAGATGGATTCGTATTTCGACCTTAGATAAGGCCGATCCCCGCAACTTGTCAGGCAAGCTACGCGAAGGATGGGAACCTGTGAAAGTGTCGGAACAACCAAGATTTCAACTGCTAATTGATCCTAACAGTCGTTTTAAAGACAACGTTGAGATCGGTGGGTTATTGTTGTGTAAGACGCCACAAGAGTTTGTAGATCAACGGAATAAACATTTCGATAATCAGACACAAGCTCAGACGACTGCAATTGACAATAGCTTCATGCGAGAAAGCGATGTACGTATGCCACTCTTTGCGGAGCGCAAATCGTCTACATCGTTTGGTAAAGGTTAATTTAAACTTTTTTTGGAGTCAAATATGGCATATCCTGTTGTAGACAAGCCTTACGGCCTACAGCCAGTGAATTTGATTGGTGGTCAAGTATTTGCAGGTTCAACCCGCATGTACCCTATCATTTACGGTTATTCAACCGACATTTTCTACGGCGATTTTGTTGTTTTATCTCGTGGTCGTTTAGAGCGTGCTTCAGTATCTACTGGCACAACTCTGAATCAAACCGTTGGTATTTTCTTGGGCTGCACTTTCACTAGCCCTATTACTAAGCAAAAGCAGTTCAGCCAATACTGGCCTTCTGGTACTTTGGCTGGCGATGCACAAGCTTACGTATCTGATGATCCAGATGCAGTGTTTAAAGCTGCTGTTTGTTCTTCTGGTGTAGTTATGGCTTCTGGCTCAAACGCAATCGTTGGTTGCAACGTCAGCGCTATTAACAACACTGGCAGCACAAATACTGGTAATTCAGCAAATGCTGTTTTAGCGCCTACTGATACCCCAGTAACAACTACTCTGCCATTACGTGTAATTGGTGTTGTTCCTGATACTGCTGTTAGTTTAGGCAGTGCAACATACTCAAGTATCTCTACCAACACGATCACTGTTTCTGCAATACCTTTTGCGTTACCGGTAGGAACAGACGTTGCTTCAGTTGCATCTAATGGTCAGATCATCGCTTCAGGTTCATTTGTTGATACCGCTGCCTCTGCGGGCGCAACTACTGTTGTGTTGAATCAGCCTCCTGCAACTGCATTTGTTGCAAGCTCAACAATCGTATTCACCCAGTACCCAGAAGTCTTGGTTAAGTTAAACCAAAGTCTGCATGGCTACTATTCTGCCACTGGTGCTTAAGGAGTAAATAATGGCTATTTCACGCGCACAACTATTAAAAGAACTCTTACCGGGCTTGAACGCTCTGTTTGGTCTTGAGTATGCTCGCTACGGCGAAGAGCATAAAGAAATCTACGAAACCGAAACATCGGAACGTAGCTTCGAAGAAGAAACAAAACTGTCAGGCTTCAGCGCTGCACCAGTCAAAAACGAAGGTTCTGCTATTCGTTACGACAATGCACAAGAAGCATGGACAGCACGTTACAACCACGAAACAATCGCTTTGGGCTTCTCTTTAACTGAAGAAGCAATCGAAGATAACTTGTATGACTCGTTATCAGCTCGTTACACCAAGGCTTTGGCTCGTGCAATGTCTTATACCAAGCAAG